GGGGTAGTTTACGAACCTTACGACGAAACGGGCGGTTGGAAGTCGGCGCTCGGGAGAGAATTGGAGGCGGCCGGTTTTGACATTGATTGGAATTTAGTTATGCGACCCAGAAAGCAATGAGTTGTCGTATCCCTGACCGACAGTGTTGACGTCCGGCCTGAATCCAAGCCATCAGAAGCGGTGCTCGACCGGGATGCGTTCAGCAAATCTCAATTTGTGACTACACGTCCTAGCAGGTAAACCGAGGTTCCATCATGCCCGAAATGAACACCGATGCCGCCTCGGGCGGCACGGAGCAAACTCCTATTGCCGTCATCACCGCCAAAGGCGAGCTTTCTGTCACCGACGCCGCGCGCACGCTTGTGCAGGCGCGCAAGCCCAAGGAACAGGATCAATCGCAAGCTGAAAGCGAGCAGCGTGTGGCGGGCGGCGCCCCGGATGAGCCTGCATTGGCATCCACTCCACTTGCGGAGGCCGACGCCGCCCTCCCCGAGACGGGAGTCCGCGGCGAGACCAACGAGAGCGCCGATCCGGCATTGCCGCCCATCGCGCCCCCGAGGTCCTGGACGAAGGAAGACAAGGAGCTCTTCGCGAGCCTCCCTCGCGCGACGCAGGAGCGTCTAGCGGAGCGCGAGCGGTCACGGGAGGGTGATTTTCTCCGCCGTCAGAACGAAGCCGCTGAAAAGCTCAAGGGCCTCACGGCCAAGGAGCAAGCGGCGGAACAGGCAAGGCAGCAGTACGAATCTGCGTTGCCGCTCGTACTCGACATGCTCAAGCAGCAGCAGGCAGACGAGTTCGCCGACATCAAGACGCCGGCGGACGTCGAGCGGCTGGCACGGGAAGACGTGCCGCGCTACGTGCGCTGGGACCTGCAGCAGAAGAAGATCGGGGAGGTCAGCCAGCAACTCGTGGCGGCAGTGACGCGCCAGTTCGCCGAACGGCAGCAGCAGTTCTCGCAATTCGCGCAACGCGAGGACGAGCGCCTCAAAGAAAAGGCTCCGGAGTTGGCGGATGCCAAGAAGGCCGTGGAGTTGCAAACCGCGGCGCTGGCCGTGCTCAAGGAGCTGGGTTTCGAGGAAGCGGAATTGGCGCAATCTTGGAACGGTCAGAAGGATCTCTCCCTTCGCGACCACCGGGTGCAGCTCCTCGTCCGCGACGCGACGCTCTGGCGCGAAGCACAGCAGAAGGCGAAAGCCGCTGCGGCCAAGCCTGTCCCGCCGGTTCAGCGGCCGGGCGTCGCACCGCCGAAAGGCGCGGCGCAGGACGCGCAAATCCAAAATCTCAGCAAGCAACTCGAGCAGGCAAGCGGCGTCAACGCGCTGCGCACCGCGGCGAAGCTCGTCGCGGCCAGGCGCGCCGCTCGCTAGAAAGGAATGACCCCATGGCAATGCCCACCAACACTTTCGCCACCTACGAGGCTGTCGGCAACCGCGAGGATCTGTCCGACGTAATCTACCGCATCGATCCCACCGACACTCCGTTCATGACCGCATGCGAGCGGGAGAAGGCGACCGCGGTCAATCACGAATGGCAGACCCAGGCACTCGCCGCGGCCGACGCGTCGAACGCGGTGCTCGAGGGCGACGACGCCACCACGGATGCGGTCACCCCGACGGTGCGCCTCGGCAATATCTGTCAGATCTCGGACAAGGTTGCGCGCGTGACCGGCACCCAGCGCGCCGTCGAGCACGCCGGCCGCGACGACGAGCTCGCCTACCAGGAGATGCTCAAGGGTCTCGAGCTCAAGCGCGACATGGAGTCGATTTTGGTCGGCGCCAACCAGGCCAAGGTGACCGGCAACGACACCACCGCACGCAAGACCGCCTCGATCCTGTCGTGGATCAAGAGCAATACCGACAAGGGCGCGGGCGGCTCGGATCCTGCGGCCGCGGACGGCACCGGCAGCCGCACCGACGGCACCCAGCGTGCGTTCAAGGAATCGCAGCTGAAGACGGTGCTGCAATCGATCTGGAACAGCGGCGGCAAGCCCGACACCATCTTCACCGGCGGCTTCAACAAGCAGACGTTCTCCACCTTTACGGGCCGCGCCACGCCCATGGAGGACACCAAGGCCAAACGGATCGTCGCCGCAGTGGACTTCTACGAAAGCGACTTCGGCCGGCTGTCGGTCACGCCCAACCGCTTCCTGCGGGCGCGCGACGTGCTGGTGCTGCAAAGCGAGATGTGGGCGGTCGCCTTCCTCAATGGCCGGCGCATGCTGTCGATTCCGCTGGCACGCACCGGCGATTCCGAGCGTCGGCAGATGCTCTCCGAATACGCGCTCGTCGCTCGTAACGAGAAGTCTTCCGGCGGCGTCTTCGACCTGACCACGTCGTAAGCACTCCTTCTGCCCCCGCTCGCTATCGGGCCGGCGCCGGGGTCCCCGCCGACATAGTCGGCGGGGTGCCCCGTCAATGCCGGCGCTTCCTTTTCCAGGAGATTGACATGGCTCTGCCCGTCAACGAACCCAACAACGAGCAAACCGTGACCTGCAAGACCGCCAGCGTCGGTACCTCGCCGGCGGCGGCCTACGCGGTCGCGCCCATCAAGGGGCGCATCGTGCGCACCTATGGGGTGCTCGAAGGCCCCATCACCACGGCGCCGGCTGCCATCGCGGTGGCGATCAACGGCGGCTCCAACATCGGCTCCCTCAGCATTCCGGTAGGCACGGCCGGCACCGCCGCCAGCGACGCGCCATCGGCTACGGGCGTGTCGAAGGACGTCATGGAGGGCGACGTGATCTCGTTCACCCCCTCCGGCGCGACCGGCGCGACCATCCCGGCGACGTTCCATGCCGTGATCCGGAAATAGGCAGGTGCGCAATGGCTCAGTTCTGGCAAAAGGCGCAGGCCTCCCGCCTCGGGACGGCGCAGAACATCGCCACCTCGACCACGTCGGCGGCGTCGGAGGCGTTCGGTCCCGAAACCTTCCAGGTTTTGCTCGTCGCCGACGTGGCGACGCGCGTGCGCATCGGCGATGCCACGCCGACGGCAGTGACGAGCGATACGCTGCTGCCTGCCAACGTGCCGATGTTCTTCACCTGCACGCCGGGCCAGAAGGTCTCGGCCCTCCTCGGCGCCGGCACCGGCAATCTGTCGGTGACGGAAATGTCCTGATGCGCACCGCGCTCATTCTCGATCGCAACGACAGGAAGGTCGTCGCGCTGAGCACGCAGGACATCGAGCCGATCCTCGAGCACAACAGGGCGCTGCGCGGCTCGCCGCAACGGAGCGATTTCGCCCGGCACGTCGCCTCGGTGCCGAACGTCATCCTGGTGCAGTGGCTCAACGAGGAGCACGCGCGCGGCAACACGCGGCTGCGCATGTTCACGCCGGAGTTCTACGCCCTGGTCGCGCGCAAGCTCGCCGATCCCGAGTGGAAGCATCTGCGAACCGACAAATAGCCTTGTCTGCGCAAGCGGAGACGCCCCGGCACGCTGCCTCCACCCGCAGCGTCAAGCGCCGGGAACTAGATCCAACCACCAGCCCAAAAAAGGAGGCTCGCATGGCCAAGCTCACTGCCGCCGGTCGCGGCAGGCTGCCCAAATCCGATTTCGCCGGTCCCGACCGCAGCTATCCGCTGCCCGATCGCAGCCACGCGATCGGCGCCAAGGCACGCGCCAAGCAGCAGCTCAGGGCGGGCAATCTGACGCGCGGCCAATACGACCACATCGTCGAAAAAGCCGACGAAGCGCTCAAGGATTGGTGACCGCCATGCTCGCCCCATTGTTCTTCGTTTGCCCAGGGACGTACATGGCGCTCAAGCTCGCCGCGGCGGCGCGACATGAGCTCTGCGGTCCGCTTCTTGGCACGCATCGCCGCGATCTGCTGATGCGGCTGGTCTACCCGCTGTAAGCCATGACCATCGCCACCTACGCCGATCTGCAAGCGGCTGTGAACAACTGGCTCGATCACAGCCTGTTCACTGCGCGCGTGCCGGAGTTCATTGCCCTGTTCGAAGCGGCGGCCAACCGGCGCTTGCGCGTGCGGCAGATGGAAGCGACGGCGACGCTTACGCCCGGAAGCGGCGGGACGGTGGCGCTCCCCTCCGACTACCTGGCGTGGCGGCGCGTCACCTGGACTGGCCAAATCCGCAACGAGCTGGAATACGTGCATCCGTCCTACTTCCAGGCGGCTTATCCGGCGTCACCGACCGACGTGCCGCGCTTCTTCACCATCGAGGGATCGACGCTCGAAATCACGCCGCTCGATCAGACGCCGCTGCAGCTCGACTATTTCCAGAAGATTCCCGCGCTCTCGGCCGGACCGAGCGACGGCAGCAGCACCAACTGGCTGTTGACCGCGCATCCCGATCTCTACCTGTTCGGCGCCCTGATCGAAGCCGAAACGTTCGGGGCCAACGACGAGCGGGCGCCGCTGTGGAAGGCGCGCCGCGACGAGATTTTCGACGAGATCGAGAGGTTGAGCAACAAGACCCGCGGAGCGGGCGCAATACGCATCATGGGACAGACGCCTTAACAAGGAGAAGCGACATGAGCAAACGGGAGTGGGCCGCAGTTCTGCGGCTGATCGAGCTGCAGAAGCTCGAGGACAAACTGCATGGGGCGCTGTTCGCGGCGCGGGTGTTGGCGATCCTGACGCGATGATCCTCCCGTTCGGCGAGTATCGCCCCGACATCACGAATTACGACAGCAAGAGCTCGCAGACGGTGCAGAATGTCGTGCCGCGCGCCGACGGCTACGGGCCGTGGAAGTCGTTCGCGCCGTTTTCGCTTCCGCTCGCGAACTCGACCGCCTGCCGCGGCTTCTTCTACGCCCGCAAGACCGACGGATCGATCGTGGTCTTCGGCGCATCCAGCGATCACATCTACAAACTCAACAACACGTCGCTGTTGTGGGACGATGCATCGAACGGCGTCTACACGGCGCTGCCGACCGGATATCACTGGCAATTCGCCCAATTCGGCAATTCGGTGATCGCGGTTCAGCCCAACGTGGTACCGCAGGTCTACGATCTCGCGTCGATGCCCGCGACGTTCGGCAATCTCGCGGGCTCTCCGCCGCAGGCCGCCTACGTGGCCGTGGTCGGACGGTTTCTGGTCTTGAGCGGGCTGACGTCACAGCCTTTTCGCATTCAGTGGTCCGGCCTCAACGCCATCACGACTTGGACATCGGGCGTCAACTCGAGCGACTTTCAGGATTTCCCGGACGGCGGCATCGTGCGCGGCGTCGCCGGCGGCGAGTTTGGCGTGATCTTCCAGGATTCGGTCATGCGCCGCATGGTGTATCAGCCGGGCGCGGCCTACGTCTTCCAAATCGATCGTATCGCCGAGGATAAAGGGTTGATGGCGCCGTACTCGATCATCCGGGCGGGGGACAAGATCTTCTGGCTGGCCGCGCAAGGCTTCCACGGCATGACGTCGACCGGAATTCCGGAGCCGATCGGCAAGGAGAAATTCGATCGCACGTTCTTCGCGGACTACGATCCCGCGCAACTGCAATTGATCATCGGCGCCGCCGATCCCGAGCAAAGCCGGGTCTATTGGGGCTACAAGTCGCAGGCCGGTGTGACCGGGCTGTTCGACAAGATCATCTGCTACGACTACGCGCTCGGCCGCGCGTCCGCCATTCTGCAGAAAGGTTCCTACCTCGCCACGCTCTCGCGACCAGGGTACACGCTCGAGGGATTGGACTCGATTTCGACCCACATCGATTCGCTGACATTCTCCCTTGATGACGTGGCGCTGTCGGCGTTGCCGAAGCTCTCGCTGTTCGACGACAGCGTAAAGCTCGGCTTTTGCACCGGCGCCAATCTTGAGGCCACGCTCGATACCCCGGAGCAGGCGTTGGACGGCCGACGCGTGAGGGTGAAGGGGTTGCGACCGATCACGGATGCGCCGACATGCTACGGCTCGGTCGGCGCACGCGAGAACAGCCAGAGCTCCGTGATCTACAGCGCGGAGCAGGTCGTGAACGACAAAGGCCTGTGCTCCGCCAACGTCTCGACCCGCTTGGCGCGTGGTCGACTGCGCATCCCGGCGGGAACGAGTTGGAGCTATGCCACCGGGTTCGAGCCGCAGTTCGCTCAGGAGGGCCGCCGGTGACCCGCCTTCGCGCCGCCCGCTGCGGCGGATCTGCGTGTCGAAGCCTGCAGGGCGTCGACGCATGACGATCGGTACGCTCTCGCCGAACGAGAAGGATCTCTACAAGATCGTTTCTCTCGTGCGCCAGCTCACGGAAGGGCGCAACAATCTCACGTCGGCGCAGGCGACTGCGTTGCTCGACGCCTTCACGGGCGACAGCGGCTCGGGCGGCGCCAAAGGGCTGGTTCCCGCGCCGGCGGCCGGCGATGCGGCCAAATTGCTGCGCGGCAGCGGCGGCTGGGCCAGCGCGGCGCAGGTCATCGCGCTCGTCGGCATCCCGGCGAACGTCCGTGTGTTCACCAGCAGCGGCGCCTATCCGACGGTGACCAACGGCAGCGTCAAGGTGCTCTGCTACGCAAAAGCAGGTGGCGGCAGCGGTGGCGGGTCGAACTCCGGCTCCGCATTCGGTGGCGGTGGCGGCGAGGGCGCCGAGAGTTGGAGGCTGGCCACCGCGTCGGCATTAAGCGGGCAATCTGTGACGGTGGCCGCCGGGGGCGCCGCGATCGCGGTGGGCACCAATGCCAACGGAAACACCGGCGGCACGTCGAGTATCGGAACGATCATCACCGCCCCCGGTGGCGGTGGCGGTGTGCGCGGACCCATCGGCGGGGCGGGAGGCGTCGGCGGCGCAGGCGGAACCAATGATTGGGGAATGCCCGGACACACGGGGCAATTCGGTGCGGATGGTTTTGCGACGATACCGTTCGCCGCTGCCGGCGGCGGCAAGGGCGGCGGGCCTGCCTTTAGCGCGGGGGCAGCCAATTCGGGCGGCGGTGGCGGATGTGGGAGCGCCGCGGGCGCCTCGGGCGCCGGCGGCAGCGGCATCGTCGTGTGCATCGAGTTCGGAGCGATCTGATGCGGTGGATCATGCTCGGAGCGGA